ATATTTTTAACTCTATTTTATGGTATACCAAATGGGTTGGTTTCACTGAAGTCTATAATTTTATCTGCCTCAATCTCAATGGTTAGATTTTGAGGAAATTTATCTTCAGGAATGTTATTGTTATTTAGAACCTTAATAGCGTATGCCGCACCACTGAACTGTCCAATTATTGCTTCTCCTTTGATAAAATCTCCTAAAATATTACCAAGTTTTAATATTTGGTTCACAGCATCCCAAGACTTGACTTTTGCTCTAGAACTACTCGCAGCACCAATTACATCTTCATTATACACATAAGTTCCATATCCGACCGTTTGTTGTGGTCCTGCGATCACAATTGTTGGAGTATTTTGATAAAAACCACCAGCATTTTCAAGAACAATTGCAGTGACAGTACCAGCAATAGAGACAATTGCCGTACCAACAGCAGTTATTGTAGTACTTCCTATTCCAGATTGTACAAAAGTTACCGTTGGGATTCCGATATATCCACTACCACCACTGGTTATTGTAATAATTCCGACGGCTTTGTCTGAGATTGATGCAGTGGCATATGCTCCTTTACCGCCACCACCAATAAAGGTTATTCTTGGTGCTATTGTATAACCAAATCCAGGATTAGTTATATTAACTGCTTGGACTCTTGATGTATCTACACTTGTATCACAGAAGTCAACAATTCCTTTGATCATAGAAGCAATACCAACAGCAGTTTCTCCACCAGAAGGCGCTGATGTAATAGCAACTCTAGGAATAGATTTATATCCAGATCCTCTTCTGGACACTATAATACTTCTTACGGATCCGTTTCTTAGACTTGTAATTGCAGTAGCGGTTGATCCAAAACCAACCATATTGAAACTTTCAATATAACCTGCATCTTTAACGTTATCATCAATTTCAAGAATTCCAGTATCAATCTCTTCATCATTGTAGGCGTAGAGTTCACACCTCAATTCATAAACATAATTTTTTTGTAACTGATAAAAAGGTTTTTCGTGCTCTACATATTTTATTTCAAATAGACGGTCACCTAAAGGAAAATATATTAAATCCCCTTCTTTAGGTCTACTTGTTAGTTTTGCTTTATCTCTTACTTCAATAAATGGCCTAACCGCAGTTTCATAACGTTCTTGTGATATTATTAGGGTTAAATCATCAACTTCTTGAACACCAAATTTTGAGAGAAGTGTGCCAGCACCACTATATCCATCATAAGTATCAATATATGCTTCTATAGGAATAGCATCTTTAAATTCTGATCTAGAAACTTCTTCCATGACAGTTTTTTCATTCACAAAAATTCTTGGAATGTAATATATCTCCACTCCAAACATTTTTAATTGTTCATTGACTAAATCTTGAATTAAATTCTGCTCTCCAGAAGATCCATGTAGAAAGTAGGGATTTAATACCATGTTATTAACCTATCATATCTAGAGGTGGTAGCTCATAAGTTGAAGACATTTTTCCGATAATTTCGCTCAATTC